CAGTAACAACTTCATCAGAAGTTCCTTTTTCTGTACCAACTGTTAATCTAGGAGAATCAATAATATAAAGAGAGTCAGCTCTGTCTTCGATAATTTCAAGAGAATATTTTATGATATCATCATTGTTTTCATAATCTAAACCAGGAGTTGCAAATAAGTTAATATCAACCTCTTCAGGTGCAGACATTAAATCAACACCATCTTTAAACGCTTGTACGTTTGCACCTGGTTGTGCAAATGGATAAGCACCAGTAAATTCTTCATATAATTCAGAATACTGTTGATACTTGTCCCATCCGTCAAATCCACCTATAGGAGCAAGAGTAAATTTAAGTAAACTCTTGTCTATTAAAGTTTGTGCAGCATTTGTATAAGCTGTTAAACTATTTTTATTACCACTAGTAAATTTAGTTGAGTCTGCAGTATTTTCCATGTGGAAACCTTTAATTTGGCTCATTCCACTAGATACACCTCCATCATAAGAGAATAAATCACGTTCAACAGATTTAACTGAATTCTTAACAGAAATTTGATTTTGAGTTAAGCTAGTATATCCAAGTTCAGAAATACCAAGGTAAGTTCTAAATTTAGAATCTCCTGAGAAATATTCTGTTTTGTAATATATGTTAGTATTTGTAATACCGCTTATTCCTGAATCTCTTAGATAAGCACCTTCGAAACCTGCAGGCACAGTATTAACTGGGTGATTCTCTTCCATGTCAACTGTAATAAACATTGACTTTCTTGGGAAAGTTTCATCAGTTGTACCAATCACTCTTCCGATGTAATTAGAAGCGTCTGGGTTTAAAGAAAGGTTTGACCATCTTTCAAGAGCAGTTTGAGAAGCTGTTTGATCAGTGTCATCAAAATTTCTTACAATAAGATCAAAAGTGTAATTATTAATATCAAGATTTGCAATAGAGATTTTAATTTCTTTTGATGAAGAGTCCCCATCAGAAATAGTTTGAACTCTAAATATTCTTCTTACGTCAGTTCCGATAACTCTAGATACAATCCAAGGAGTTATTGCGTTTGAATAAGAATCATTAAAATCTGTATATGCAGCTTCTGTTGAATAAACAAGAGAAGTTTTTAAGTTTTGTATATCACCTCTAGCAGAAGCTTCTCTCACGAAGTGAGGGTAAATTCTTTCTACGTAGAAATTAGGATTACCACTTGAAATTTCAGGGCTCTTACCAAGAATCTTAGTAATATAATTATCACTAGTCTCATCCATAGATACAGTGTAACCATTGTTTGTTACGGCAGTTAAAGGACCTGTAGAGGCAGATAACATAAACGCACCAAGCGTAGATGATACTGCACCAATTGTAATATGATTTTCTTGATTAAAATAAAATTGATTTGAAAGTTGGTTTCTCTTACTTCTAAGAACAGCAAGTGTAGCACCAGAGTATTGACCTCTGTTTTCAACCTGATCTGCTGTAATAGTAAACACTTCTGTACCAGCAGAAGTAATATAAGTTGAAAGACTTGTTCCAACAACAGAAATTTGATTAGACGAGAAGAATGTTGGATTAGCTGTAACAATTGCATTATACCAAGCTGTTGTAGAAACAGCATCACCACTAAATCCAATAGCAACGTTGTTACCAGCTGTAGTAGCTGATACTGTATTGTTTGACATTACTGCATCAACAGTAGTTGTAAATGTCCAAGCAGTTACAATAGGCGAATTAGCTACAGTAAGAGTCATTCCTGTCTCAGTTGTAGTTCCGCCATATTCTAAAGAGTCATCAGCAACAATTAACCAAGCTCCAGAGTTTTGAAAACCTGTTTTACCAAGTACTCTAGTTATAACTAATTCATTTGATTGTGACAAGAAAGCGCTTGCAACATAAGGCATTGGATATTTTGGATCAGTACCACCAAACCTTAAATTATAACCTTCTGAAGTTGTGATTTTTATAGGTTCGAAAGCAGGCCCTTTTAAGGTCTTACCAACTAATCCCAATCTAGTAATACCAATTCTTGATGCGAAGATTGAAAAATCTTGCTCGTTAGTATATACTCCTGGTGAAACAAAAACTGTAGCCATATTTTATTTTTTTATTTATTGTTTTTAATTTTTTTATCTTTTGTATCAGAACTTTCTTCTGTATATTCTTCAACTTCTTTTTTTGCTTTATCTAAAGAATTTTTTTCTTTTTCAATTTTAGTTGTTACTACATTAATCTCACTAACAACTTCAAACCAACCTCTATTAAAATCTTGTCTGTTTATAACTTGACTTAAATCTAACAAATCAGTTAAATTAACTGATGCGCCAGCAGGAATAATTGCTCTTTGTATTGAAGCTCCGTTTCTGTAGGCGATTGTGTTAGTTCCGTGTTTTTTATTCTTTATAGTCATTAATTAAAGATTTATTATAAATATTAGAAAAAATATCATTTCCCACTTTTTTGTTCAGAAATTTTAATAGCAATCTTATTAATCGTATTAACCTTCTCAAAAGAAGAGGGGTCTAATAATTTTCCATGAACAATTATTGGTATTGTAACCGAATAAAGTTTCTCTGAAGCCAACTCTTCTTGTATGGTCTGAGAAGGATCTGATATTACAGAAGCCATGTGATGCCCATTTACATTCAGATAGCCTTGACCGTTTGAATATCCATCTCTCAAGATTTTTTCATAATATAGATTAACATCAACCATATAGTGAGCTGATAAAATCATCTCGTATTCTACATCAACCCAAGTTGGTTGAGGAATTTTATAGAGAAAATAGCTCTTTAGAGTTCCGTCAAAATTTGGAACCTTTAGCCATGTAAATTTTTTCTTTACAGGAATAGTTCTTTTTAGAGGCGAAGTACCTGGTTTTACTGATTTTCTAACAAGTGCTATGAAAGGTCTTGATAACTCTTCTCCGAATTCATATCTCATATCTTTCCAGTTCATTTTTCTCTCGGCCCATAACTCTTGAGCAAGATAAATTACAGGCACTTTTTTTGTGTTACCTGTCTCATCTTCAACACTTAAGTTTAGATTTTTTATGAAGTCAGTAATAGCTAAATCAATGTCTTCCAAGAACAATCCTTGTGGAAGATAATTATGATTTTGAAAATCTTTATCTAAATTTTTTCCAATATTATCAAGAATTGACATGGGTAAAAAGCTTGTTTCAAATAAATAGTTTTAAAAACTTGATATGTTAAAGTTTTTGTACTATATTTGAGAGCTTTTTTACCCTACAATCCGTTTTTCTTAGGGGCGTTGATTTCGATTGTAGGGGTTTTACACTGGAAGATGGTAGTAGCAAATCTTTAAATGTGAAATTTTCAAAATCAAACCTTACCAATCGACTGATAACAGTTGATTTTCTCTAGAAGAAACTCATGGTTTTAAAGCCTTGGGGGGTAAGGGGGGCGTTGAATTTTTTGAATTTTTTCCTAAAATCTGGTAATAACTCCTATACTATTAGTAAACAGATTACTAGTAGTAATAAGACGCAGTTTTAACGGCCTTGGAAGACATCCTCATCAACCTCAACAGCTGTAATTGTGATATAAAATCTTCTATCTCCAGCCCAAGAAAATTCGTTTGAAATTTGTGAATAACCGTCATCTACAATCTTGTAAAACTGCCCTTTAAATCCTAAGAAGTGACCCATTTTAATTCCTGAAACAATAACGTTCGTTCCTTGTTCTTTTGTGATCAGACCTAATTCTTCTAATTGGTCTATGTAAATGTGAGCAGTAAGTTTACCCATACCTTTTTTCTCAATACCTCCAGCTACTTGATAACTAGGAGCTTCTGTCTCTACATTAATTCTACCAAAAACTTGAATCTCTGGAAGCCATACTTTTCTCTTGGCTTCTCCATAAAGCTTATGTGTCTTGGTTTTTACTAGATCAATTCTGTATAATAAAAAACTTTCTTGTAAAATTCCTTCTGTAACTTCTCGACCTGCATTAGAAAAAAACTTTGCTTCTTTTTCTCCAAAAAAAAGTTTAATGCCCTTAGGCTTTGCCTCATGCGCATCAAAATTTTCTGGGTTTTTCCCTATTTCTGTTAAGTCAGCCATTTAATTAAAATACATATATTCCCATTGGCCCAAAGCCTAATGTTTTGTTTATAGATTCTTGCATTGAAGCTCTCTTCTCTAATATTTTTTCATAACTCAATTCAGCTAATTGAGCACTTAATTCTTCAATTAGTTTTGATTGATCTTCTCTTCCTGTTGAAATTAAATCATCTTTGTTTAAAGTAAGTTCTGCACCTGCAATTGGTAATTGACCATTAAATTTTCCTCTAATACCAAGACCTAATATTTCTTTAGATAATGCAAGCGCATATCTCTTAACCCATCTTTGTGCAACAGAATTTAATTGATTCCATGTAATGAATTTTAAATTTACATCTGCAGGAGATGAAACTAAACCATTACCTTGATTTCCAGACATACTTCCTGAATACCCTGTAAATCCTGGGTTCGCAGTATTTCCGCTATATAATGGATTTCCATAATAAGGAACTTTATCATAGTAATAATAAAATACAGTTCCTGGAGTTCCGAATCCACCACCAATACCCATATTAGAACCTGAGTTTGCATTTGTTGGATGTGGTATTGGAACCAATCTTAAAATTTTTGTTCCGTTTGGTCCTGGCTTAAGTACATAAGAATATTCAGAACCTCTCACTCTGTTTCTTAACTCGGCAGCTTGCGCTGTAAGTAAAGTATCGAACACAGGCATTACGTGATACAATGTGTAACCTGCAAATGATGCGCCGAATTCACTATATGCAATATTTGTATTTGCAAAAGGATCTAGACCAAATAAATTTACAAAACTAGGAGTGAACCATAACACTTCATTTAACTCTTGTCCCGCAGGAATAACATAATCTTGTGTTCCAGCAGTAAGAGTAATTCCTGTCATGTGTATTGGTCTAACGCTGTCAGCGCCACCACCTACTTGTTCACCATATGCAGTTGCAAATGATTTTTCAAAATATAAACTGTTTGAAACATATTTTAGAGTGAAGTCATACTCAGATGGTAATCCAAGCATCTCACCTAATCTATTATTGATAACCCAATTATTTATGAACGTAGAATATTCTTCAATAGCCATACAGATGGCTTCTTCAACTTGTTCATCATCTAATTCAACACCCATGACAGGCTCACCTAAGAATCTTCTGATTCTACGTATAAGCTTGGCTCTGTCCTGTTCGGGCATTCCAACTAAACAACCTTCTTCGTCGCAAAATATTCCCATTTTTTATTTTTTATTATTGTCCGTATGGTTGACCACTATATAGTTGACCTCTAGAATCTAATTTATTTCTAAATCCAATATAAGTACCTGATCCAACAACAATCTGTCTAACCATGCAATCAATTTTTTGACCTGCTAACATTGGAACCGTAACAGTTCCTCCTCCTTGAGCTGTAATTGTTATACTTCCTTGAGTAAGACAATAAATTTGATGAACAGTTGTTGCTGTTAAACCATCTCCTAAAACATCTGGCCCATAAGTACCTGAAGTTAAAGAAACAATCCCATAATTTGTATTGTATGTTGCCATAATTTTTATTTATAAATAGGTTAAAATATTGATTTGATTGAGTTTATCTGATTGTGCAACTTGACTTTATCCATCTTCTGAAGAGTTAAAAGTAAGAACTGTTTATCTTCTTCATCAGGGTATTCATCGTCTAAAAATTTCTTAATTTCCTCTTTTGATTTTGAGAAAATTGGTAATAATTTTTTAAGGTCTTTAAAATAACTTCCTGTACTATTTTCTATATCTTCTTTATGTGTTTTTAATTTTTCTATCACTCTAAAAACCTCATCATCTAACTGAGTTTTATTATTATCATGATAGTTTTGAAATGCGAATAAAACATTATGATTCACCGCCTCTTTAATACTCTTTTTCAATTCTTCAAAAGTTTCAAATGGACCAAACTTCAATTCAAACTCCTTTCCTCTTCCACTTGTAAGACTTTTTGATAATGCTTTCCAATACACAAAAACTTTATAAAACCATTTGTTGCTTTTATTTTTTGCTATGTAAAAATTGATTGTGTAGTTTTCTTCTTTCAAAGAATATTTCCAAACATCATTATTCTTATCATCCCTTTTTTTATCAACAAACTTAAAACTATTTAATTCAGGTATATCTAATACGTTAACATCTTGATTTACAAGACTTTCTATACTTTCTCTTATGATTTTTCTTAAATTCATTTGTTGATAAAAATAAACAATACCTTATCTATAAATACTTTAAAAAAGATTCTATTTGTCAAATAATAATAAAAAACCTACATTTGCTATAATTAAAAAAACATTATGAAATTAGCAGAAGTATCAAAAGCCAATCCGAATGCGATTCTAGTACACTCTGGAATAATATTTGACGTATTCAATCCTAAGATTGAAGATATAACAATTGAAGATATTGCACATGCTTTGTCTAATATCTGTAGATATGGCGGCCATTCTCCGAAATTCTATTCAGTAGCTCAACATTCTGTGTTTTGCTCGCATGACAATGTAACCCCTAAAGAACAACTAGAATTATTAATGCATGACGCATCAGAAGCTTATTTAGCTGATTTGCCTAGACCAATTAAGAGAAATATGCCAAACTATATCGCTATTGAAGATGCTCTCTTAAAACTTATTTTTCAAAAATATGATCTTCGTTTTCCTTTAGTTCCAAATGTAAAAAAAGTGGATGATGAAGTTCTACAGTTTGAATATAAGTCTTTTTTTGAAGAACCTGATTCTTTCTTTATTTTTCAAACTCCTCAAGAAGCAAGAAAAAATTTTATCAATAGATTTAATTACTTAACAAATCTTATTGAAAATGATAGTAAGAAGTAGAGAAGAACAACTAGAAGCTCTTAAAAATGCTACATCTTCACTTGGGGATATTACTTTTAGTAGTGCTTATTGTTCACATCATGATCCTGAATTTAAAGATATAATCGCCATTGACGAGTTTTTTGAACTTCATAAAAAACTAGCAAATTGGACACATTTGTGGGAAAAAAAATTAGAAGAAATAAAAAAATGATTTTCAGAACAGGTAAACAAAATATCGTTACTATTTATATATAAACAATTGTTATGATTATATATAAAACAATAAATTTAATAAACAGAAAAATTTATATTGGTAAAGATGTTAAAAATAAAAAAAGTTATTATGGTTCTGGAAACCTACTAAAAAGCGCTATAAAAAAATATGGTAAAGAAAATTTTAAAAAAGAAATTATTGAAAAATGTTCTAATAACGAGGAATTGTGTGAACGAGAAAAATATTGGATTAAAAAATTAGATGCTACAAATCATGAAATTGGATATAATATATCCAAAGGAGGAATTGGTGGAATTCCAGATTTAAAAGTTGCTGAAATAACAAAAAATAAAATTTCTGCTTCTTTAAAAAATAGAAAATTTAGTAAAGAGCATAGAGAAAAACTAAGTAAAGCATCAAAAGGAAAGCCTAAGTCTAAAGAGCATAGAGAAAAATTAAGTAAAGCAGTGAAAAAACTATTTGCTGAAGGGTGGGAAGGTTCTACTAAGGGCAAAAAACATTCTAAAGAAGCTTGTAAAAAAATTAGTTTAAGCTTAATTGGAACAGCAAGAGCAAATAAAAGTATAACAATAGACGGTGTAAAATATTTATCAATTAAAGAAGCTGCAGAAAAAACAGGTATGAGTTTTTATTCAATACGAAAAATAAGAAACAAAAAATGATACTACGCTCAGGTAAACACACAGGCAAAACACTTGAAGAAGTTCAAATAATTGAACCTAGCTATATAGCGTGGATTAAAGAGAATAGGCCTGAGATGTTAAAAGAAAAAAAACAACCGATAAAATCAGAAAGTGGTCCGAAAGAAGTTCCTGAAGAATCTGAGAAAAAATATATACTCCCAGAAAATACAGATTTCTTAAATCAAGGTCCTGAAAAAAGATAATTAAAAAAACAAAATATATGAGTAATTCACGTTGGTCAAAAAATGGTATGATGAAAATCAAAGCTAAATTTACAGGATCTGAAAAAGATATTCTTGGTTATAAACCTGGAAAAGAATATGAACTTATGTTATTAGAACGAGGTGCTATGACAATTAGTCGTTTAGATGGCGATGGAATGTGTGTATATCAATCCTTATCAGCTTTCTTAAGAAATTGGACAGATATTACACATGAGGGCAAGACGAAAGCTTAAAAGACCTTCTGAATGCTCTCTAGAGGAATTAGGAGAGAGATATAAGTATTGGCTTAACCAAGCCAAGGTTTATTATTTAAATCACAAGCAGGACCAATTAAAAAGGAATGAGGAGTGGAGAAAATTAAATCCTGAAAAGTATAAAGAAAGTTGCAGAGAAGCTTCTAAACGTAGATGGTTAAAAATTAGAAAAAAACCTGATTGGGTGAGACCTAAAAATGATGAAGAAAGAAAGCAAAGAAAAAAAGAATCTTATCAAAAGTTTTATTTAAAAAATAGAGACGAGATTTTAAAAAAATACCACGACAATAAAAATGGAAGTAGAAAGAAATAAAAATTTACTATTATTAGTCAATAGTCTAATAAACAAAGGGATGACAGAGGAGATTTTAATGGTCGGAAACATCATTAAAACCGACACTATTTCAATGAAAAAATCCTTTTCAATTATGGTGAATGGTAATTGTAAAGATGATCGTATAATATATCTAAAAGAAGATTTTGATCAAGAGATTGATGAATATATAGAAGATGATAAAAGAAGTAAAAAATTAAAAGGAAAATAATTATGTGGGCCAATAGAATTACATTAGACTTTATAAAACATGATGATGCTAGAGCTAAAATTAAGAGCAAATTAGAAGATATGGGCGGGTCTGATGAATGGATAAAAGACCTTCATATTTCATGTGATGGCGGTTATGTTTATTATAAAGTAATTTTATCAAATAATGAATATTTTACAATTTTTGATAATGGTACAGAAATAAAATAATATGAATAATGAATTTTATAGATATGAAGCTGTTGAGTATGCTTCTTTAGGTATTGATGGTGAATATGAAGCACCTAAAATTCCTAATCCTAAAGTAGAATTAAGAACGTATAATCTTTTTAAAGAAACGCCAAAAGGCTATTGGATAGGCTACGGTAGTCTAAGTGAGGGAAAACTAAGAGGTCAAGGTCATTGGGTTTCCAAAACATCCAAAAAAAGGTTTGCATATCCAACTAAAAAAGAAGCATTAGAAAACTTTATTAAGCGAAACGAAAGGCGAGTTAAAATATTAAAACGTCAAGTATGGTCGTGTGAAATGGCAATTATGAATGCTAAATCTATGTCGGTCTAAAATTACCGCTAACG